GGCGGACGGTACATGGTGGTTTCCGGTCACCGGCGCCGGGCAGCGATCGAGCTGCTGGCAGAGGATGAACCGGAAAAGTGGGAGGAGATCTCCTGCCTGGTGGAGAGGGACGAGGCGTCCCCGGAGCTTCAGCAGCTGCGCCTGATCTATGCTAACGCCAATACCAGAACCATGACCGGCGCGGAGTTGGCAGAGCAGGCCGCTCAGGTGGAAAAGCTGCTGTATCAGCTGAAAGAGCAAGGATATGAGTTTCCCGGCCGGATGCGGGATCATGTGGCGCAGGCCATCAGCGTCAGTAAATCCAAATTGGCCAGGCTGAACGTTATCCGCAGTAAGCTGATTCCCCAGTTTATGCGGCTCTGGGAAGCCGGAAGCTTGCGGGAAAGTGTAGCCTATACGCTGGCAGGACAGGTTCCCGCAAGGCAAAAGTCGGTATGGATTTCCCAGACGGATTCCGGGAAAAAGAAATTCCTTTGTACAGATGGATGGCTGGAGAGCATTTTCCGCGAAATGGATCGTTTGGAAAGGGTTTGCAAGAAAACGCCCTGTGGCATAAACCATTCCTCCACCTGTGACCACCTCTATGTTCGGCTGAATCAAGCTTCCGGGCTGCCGCAATACACCGCAATGTCCTGTCGCGGGTGCTGCCTTGACTGCTTCAATTTGGCGTCCTGCCGATACTCGTGCGAGTGGGCTGCCGATGCCAAGAAGGCTCTCCGGGATAAGGCTCGGGCAGACAAAAAACAGGCGGCAGCGGAACAGAAGGCAAAAGAGCAGCCGGAACGCGACCTTCTGGCTTTGTCGTACAGCCGTGTTGACAAGCTCAGAAAAGCGCGTAATATTTCCGTCGATGATTTTGTAACGACCTCTTTAGGGTGGCATTATGCACGGGACATGGAACGTCTTGCAGGCCTGGAGGACGGCTCGTCTGTCAGCTTGAACGACCGGATGCCCGGATCTATTTGGGCTCGGGAGGCTAAGCGGCTGATCGAGACGGCTGATCTGCTGGGGTGCAGCATTGACTATATGCTGGGGCGGACGGATGAAGTGAACCCCGCGAAAAATGTGCCCGATTTGGACACCGGATGGCGGACGGGCGAGCCGGACAAGCCTGGTATCTACGTTGCTGTCTGCTACATGTCCGGCGCTCAGGAGCCTTTGCTTGATCGCTGGCATTGGGACGGAGAGCAGTGGCGACTTCGTTCTTCTAGCGGACTTCTCGCCAAGGAAGTTGACTGTTCGCCTCAGTTCTGGATTCCGTCACCGCCCGATGCTGGCTGCTGCATCACCGGCATGAGCGGCTCCGGGAGATGCGGCGCGGCGGCCTTCTGTTTGGAACCGGCGGCGTGCTGCCTGCAATGCGATAAGGATGATTGCAATGGCCGCTGCGGATGGATTAAGGAGGGTAGTAATGGGTAAGTTTATTGAGCTGCATAGAATTCCATTAGGTGGTTGTGACGCATTCCCGATATTGGTGAACTTGGATGACGTTTCTGTATTTTTCCCAGTAAGCGGTACGACACTAGTTGCGCTGCGGCGGCCGCCTGATCTGGCGGTTGGGCCGTCGTTCCGTGTGGCGGAGTCCTATGATGAAATCTATGCGCTGATAGCCAAATGTCGCGGCATGCTTGCATTTGCGGAGGAAGAAAGCGATGAGTGATATCAAGTTGAAACCTTGCCCGTTCTGCGGCGCCCCGGGAAAGATCTTGTTTTCCTCATTTCAGGGAACCCGCCCCAACGGCTGCGGACTCGTGACTTTTGACATGGATATCGGATGCTCTTCATGTTGGGTGCGATATCGTCCAGTCTCGTTTCGCCCGATATTCAGTTTCGATCTTTCCTTTACCGGTGATCCTGTTGTATGCCGGGACGATCGTCAGGAGCTTGCTGAAGCTTGGAATCGGAGGGCTGAGGGATGATGGCGCGACAGATTTTGTTCAGAGGTAAAGACATTAAATCCGGGAAATGGCGCGTAGGGAGTTTGGTTGATCTTGATGGCGATTTGTCCGGGCAAGTGTTTATCGTGCCGATGTTTAGCGGCGCAAGCTCGATTCCCGTGAGGCACATTGTTGAATATTCTGCTGTTTCGATAGATCCGAAAACTGTCGGCCAGTTCACCGGAACGCGTGATAAGCATGGAAGAAAAATTTTTGAAGGAGACATCTGCAGGATTGGTAACTTGATCTACGAAGTCGAATTTCGGTATTCCAGCTGGCATTTTTCGATTCTCTCTAATAAGATATATTGCCATCCATATTTCAATTCTCACTGCGGAGAGCGCTGTGAAGTCATCGGCAATATATACGATAATCCGGAGCTTTTGGAGGGTAAGGAGAAAGAAGGTGCGCACGAATGATGCGATGCAGCGCTGAGGCTTATTCTGTCTGTCCGTTTGCTTCTCATTGTGCGCCCCGAGCCGAGGCCACTTTCGTGGAAGGCAGCGAGTGCGACGCCTTTAATCAGCGAATTGACGTCGCCATTGAAAAGATCATGTGTTTAGAGGGTGAATCTGAAACAACCGAAAGGAGCTAACCATGACAGTTCTCTTGATTATTGCGGCTTATGTTATCATTGCGGGAATCTGGGCGGCGGCATTGATTGTTGTGAACTCAAAATGTGGTGAAGTTTTTGACTGGGATGACAGTGACTACTTGCCAGTGGCTTTCATTGCAATGTTCTGGCCTATCGCTGCCCCTGTCGCCTTGATGATCACGGTGGCGGTATGGTACGTAAAAGATCGTGAGGGGTGCCGTTAATGATTGATGATTACCCCTACCCCGTGACAAATCCCACCGGGGAGATCGTCTTGCAGGCGGTGGAAAGCTGCCGGTATCCTCGGCTGGTCGAGTTGGCCTTGCTGGAGGCGGGCTACACCGTCCGCCTCCATGGAAAGAAGATCACGAAAACCGAAACGCGAAAGGAGATGCGCAAATGAAACCGCTGAAAACCGGCGACCCGTGCCCATGCTGCGGGCAGCCCATTAAGTCTACAAATCCGGAGGTGCTTAGTCTGCTGACCGATATGCGGAACTTTGGATGGAGCGTACGCGATTCTGAAAGAATGGCGGCTCTGCTGAAGCAGGAACAGGAGGCTGCGGATGGCACGATGTGATTGGGAAATCATTTTCAAAGTCGAAAAGGCGCACCGTCTGGTGATGCCGTCCTTCGCCCGCGTCCTCCAGTGGCTTGCGGGCAACGGCGCGAAATGCACCTCCATCTTCATCCGGAAACGGCAGAAAGAGGACAGCGATGGCTGAAAACGCAAAGGGAGATGCGCAAATGAAGGCGCTATTAAATTCTGGCGGTATATGCCCATGCTGCGGAACACCCATTCGCCTAACGGATCCGGAAGCCCTCCGCGTCCTGACCGATATTGCGTGTTCCGGCGGTCTCCTTGTGGGTTCTGAACTCGTTATGATATTTCTTGGGCCGGGAAACAAAGCTACGGATTCAAAGGGTGAGCAGAAGGAGGGCGGCGATGGCTAAAAACACAAAGGTCGTCGTGGGGCCGAACTTCCTGGCGCACTGGTACATCTACGACTTTCAGGTCTGCGAGGGACGGTCGGAGCTGCTGCGGACGATGGATTATATCAACCGGCACGGCTATGATCTGATTTCCGTCACCCAGTATCAGGAAACCTACACGGTATTCTTCCGCCGCCGTGCCTGCGGGTAGGGGGTGTGCAATGTGTCCAAGCATCAAGAATGCAAGATTTGCCATGCCATCGGTGCTGAGATTGGCGCAGACGGCCGGTGCTGCGGGTGCCGGATGGCTCTCTGGGCTACTCAGCGTAGAATGCGGTATGGATCCCTGATAGGGCAACTCCGCGCTGCGGGTCTCGATCCGAGGACGGTGGAAGTCCCGGATCTACCACCAGCGAGGGATACTCGAAAACACTGGAGGTGACCGGGATGGAGCAGCGGTGCTGGGTCTGCGGGGTTCAGGGTCAAACGGATCGCCAAGGGCGGTGCCGTTCGTGCCGGGAAAGCAAGGCCGCAGACGATGCCGGAACAAGCTACGGCCGGTATAAGGCTCGGCTCTACGAGCAATATGGTGAGCAGCCGGATCTTCCGGCGGACTTTTACCGGGAATGCCCGATTTGCCACCGGGTGTTCCTTCCCAGGCGGAAAAATCAAATTTATGACGTGCCGGCCTGCGGGCAGATCGCAGCGGCCAGAAAGTATCGACAAAAACAGCGCGCAGGCCATGGGGCTCCGGCGGTTACAATGGAGGATCAACATGGCGCAAACGCTGCGTATCAAGACGGCAGGAGGACTTACCAAGATGAGTTCGTCTCCCAGAGTTAAGAGATCAGACGGATTTCAGAGCCGCCGGGAAAAGAAAAAAATCTCATCGGCGGCGCAGAAATACATCAATGCCAAGGCTCAGCGCGATCAACTGGAATTTCTCCTGGCGGCCAACGTCAAGCCCGGTGACTGGTTTTTGACGCTGACGTATGATGATAAACATCTCCCAGATTGCTGGGATCGGGCAAACAAGCGGACTCAGTGGTTTTGCCGGAAGCTGCGGGAGAGCCGGCCGAATCAGATTACCATGTATTTTTACAATATTGAGCGGGCGCATTGGTCCGAGGATCCGAATTGCTGCCATCGCTGGCACCACCACATGGTGGTCTCCGGGGACGTACCGATGGAGACGCTTCAGGCACTGTGGGGCAACGGTCATGTAGACGGTCACCCCATCGTTCTGGACGCCGACCACACCTACGGTAGCCTGGCCACGTATTTTCTCAAAGAGGCTAATGAGTTCCCGGGTAAGCGCGGATGGCGCAGCTCCAAGGGATTAGCCAAGCCGGAGGTAGACAGCATGGTGGTGGATGACGATTATGTGATCCAGCCACCGGACAGCGCCGGCGTCATGGTGCTGGATAACCCAGGCCCGCAGATCACGGTCTATGGCCGGTTCCAAATCATCAAGTTCCAGGCACTTGACGGATATGACGGTGGTGTGCTATCCTCGATGTACGCACGGCGCCGGAAGACGCCGAGGCGCAGGGCTGCAACGTACGGTTCTCACTGAGCGCTGGCCCTTCCTACTATTTAACTTGAGGTGTTTATATTATTTTCTCGGAGGAGGCAAAACGTCATATGATTAATGATCAGATTCGTGGTACAATGTTGGCAGTGAGGGACGGGTACCTGGAATGCCCATACTGCAAGGCCTCCAGGGTGCAGCGAGTCCGGCGGGACACGGAGGCCAAAAGGCTTCAAGTCTACTGTCGCAAATGCAAGCATGAGATGATCGTCGATATGCAATCGGGCCAGTGCTATATGAGCCGGGGCCAGTGATCCACCAGTGCGGTGGGTTGCTGAGCTCCGGCTTTTCTTTTGCCGTGGAGGTGATCGGATGAACAAACCGTTGCGCAAGTGCAGGTATCCTGGGTGCCGGGTGCTGACCGCCGATGGATACTGCCCGGAACACAAGCCAAAGCAGGTGCGCAAGGCGTCAGCTGCATGGCACTACCTGTACACAGATCCTCGCTACGGCTGGGAGTACAGGCGCAGCAAGCATCTTCTGGCTGAGCCATGGTGCAGAGCGTGCGCAGCCAAAGGCTTGCGCGTCCGGGCAACGGACGTTGACCATGTGGTGCCGCATCGCGGCAATGTGGAGCTGTTCCTGCATGGCGAGCTTCAGAGCCTGTGCCATGCGTGTCATGCGGCGAAAACACTGGCAGAAAACGGGTACTACAGCGTCGGCAAACGGTAGCGTTTGAGCGTTTGGCTTGGGCAGGCGTGCGCAGGCTTGCGGGCGTGTGCGCATAACGTGGACAACGGAAAGCAAACGCCCCCCCTAGGCGGAAAGTTCTGAAACGTGCTGGCCGCGACCCCGCCCCTACCTCCGCACGAGAAAAATTCCCCACGGGAGATTTTTAGACGGCGGGCGTTAGCCTCAGAAAATTGCAGACGGAAGGAGTCACGGAGAAATGAGCGGAAGCAGACGGCCGATGGCTGTAAATCTGGCCAGCGGCGGGAAGCACTGGACTAAGGCTGAAATCGAGGAGCGAACGGCTACCGAGGCATCGGTGCCTAAGCCGGTGAAGCTAACATGCCCGAAGTGGCTCTCCCCGGCTGCGGCGAAGTTGTTCCGCGCGTACGCCAAAGAGCTGATTTCTTCCGGGCTGCCCGTGTCCAAATTGGACACCGGTACACTGGCAAGGCTTTGTGATGCCGAATGGAGCTACTCTGAGGCCAGTCGGCAAAGGGCTGCCTATCTCACCATTGCGCGGGAAGTCATGGAACAGGAGGCGGCTGATCGGAAGGCATCTGCGCTTGTACCCCTCTCTGCCGGGTACGGCGTGAACGGAGAGAATCGGGCGAAAGCCTACGCTCTGGCGCAGGAGCAGATTGCCTACTGGACTAAGACGGCTGCCGTATGCGAGAAAATCGCGCGAGGCGCAGCAAATGATCTCGGGTGTACGATCTCCTCCCGGTGCCGTATGATTGTGCCCAAATTGGACACCGAGGAAGATGATCCCCTGGCGCGGCTGCTGGAGTTGAGACATGCTTGACGAGGTGCGGGGGCAGCTGGTTGTTGACTTCGTCCAGCTTCTGAAACTGTCCTCCGCCGGGTTCGACGGGCAGCCCTTCGCCTTGCAGCCCTGGCAGAAGCAGCTTGTCGTGAATTTTTACGGCGCGGTGGATCGGGATGGTGAAGAGGTCTTCCGGCACTACCAGTACCTATATCTGGAAATTCCCAAGAAAAACGGAAAGACGGAACTGGCGGCTGCTCTTGGACTCTACCATCTACTGGCCGACGGCGAAGGGAACCCCCAGGTGTATATCGTGTCCGCGGATAAGGAAAATGCCGGCATCTGCTACAACGCCATGCGCAAGATGGTAGAGAGCGCCCCCTGGATCAGGAAGCGGGTAAAGGTCGTAGACTCCCGGCGGGAGCTGCGGCTCCGTGATGGCAGCGGATTTGTGAAGGTGCTGTCGGCGGATGCCGAGAACAAGCACGGCTACAACCCAAGCTGCGTGATTTTTGACGAACTCCATGCCCAGCCCAACCGGAGACTCTGGGACGTGATGACCTTCGGCGCCGGATCTGCCCGACGGCAACCCACGTGGATCGTGCTGACTACGGCGGGCGACGACCCCGATCGCCTCTCCATCGGTTGGGAAATCCATGAGAAATGCCGGAACATCCTGGCGGCCAGAGATGGCAGCGGGGATCCTGGGCTGGATGACCCGCTATGGCTGCCCGTAATCTACGGCATGCCGGACGATCCGGAGGAGCTGGCGAAAATTGATATTTACGACGAATCCCTATGGTACCGGTTAAACCCCAGCCTGGGCGTAACGATCCCTATCCGGACGCTGCGCAGCGAGGCTCGAAATGCCAAACAGAGCGAAGCATCTGAACGGCTGTTCCGCTGGCTGCGGCTGAATCAGTGGATTGCCGTGAAGGACGTCGGCTGGCTTCCTCTCACGCTGTACGATCGAACACAATGGCATGTCCCATCGTTGGACGCTATGGATCTTCCCGGCCCGACGCTACGCAAGACCATGCGAGAGACGCTACGGGGCAAGCAGTGCTACTCCGGGCTGGATCTGTCCAGCACCACAGATCTGTCGGCGCTGGTTCATGTGTTCCCGCCCCAGCCGGGGCTAAAGCAATGGGTCGTCCTTTTCCAAGCATGGCGCCCCAGGGCTACGGTGGCCGCCATGGAGAAAAAGGATCATGTGCCATATGTGGACTGGAACCGCGCCGGATATCTGAATCTGTGCGAGGGAGATATGATTCACTTCCCGGATATCAAGGCGGCCATCAAGGAGGCGGCGCAGACATATGACCTGCGGGTGCTGGGAGTTGACCCCTATCTGAGCCGGGAAATTTCCGGAGAGCTGATGGACAGCGGCATCAATGTGGTAGAGATCCGGCAGAATATGGCGGAAATGAGCCCCGCCATGAAAGAGATTGATAAGCTGCTGCGCTCCGGGCAGATGGTACATGAACATAATACCTGCGCGCGGTGGTGCTTCGGCAACGTCCGGTGCGCGGTGGACGGAAACGAAAACCTGAAGCCAATGAAAAACAAATCGACAGGCCGCATTGACATTGCGGTGGCCTGGATCATTGCCGTGGCGGCCTATATGCTGGATCCCAAGGATAATTTTGCCGATCTGGTGGCCTCCGGGCGGTGGAGTATGTAAGGAGACAGCGAAATGCGGAAAATTGTGGACGCGATAATCGTTTTGGGCACAGAGTTGCTTGGTGCATTTCTGGTGCTCTTGGGGCTTTGGCTGATTTGGAAGCCTCTGGCGATAATTGCCGCAGGGGTGCTGCTGGTGCTTATCGGCGGTGCGATCTATGCTGAAACCCAGCGAGCAGAACAGGAGGATGACTGAAAATGAATCTTTTACGGGCGCTGAACGCGCCTCTGAATCGGAGCCGAAGCCCCACCAAGGGAAGCCGAACCCCCGGCATTGCCAGCCTGACGGTGCCGGTGAGCAACGGAGGATGCTACCAGGCTGAGAAGCTCTCGGCGGTGTATGGCTGTATTTACGGGCTGAGCTCCGATCTGGGGAGCCTGCCAAACTACGTTTTCAACCGATACACCAATAAGCGATGGCCAAATCATCCCGTGCTTGAGCTGCTGAATGTTCGCCCCAACACACGGATGACACCGCTGATTCGGAGATCCTTGATCGTTCGCTCTATCCTGACGACGGGAGACGCTTATGATTGGATCCTCCGGGATCCTGTGACGCTGGAGCCGGTGGAACTGGTGCCGCTGCCGGGAGACCTGGTGCGGCGACTGATCACCAAAGATGGAACGCTGTGGTATGCAGTGACGGACCCCGTGACCCGGGAACTTTTTTACGTGGCGCAAGAGGATATCTGCGACTACAAGGATCTGAGCCGGGACGGCGTAAACGGGATGAGCGTACTGAGTTACGCTTCGGAGACCGTGGCCTCCGGTCTGGCGGCTCAATTCTATAACAAGAATTTTTACGAACACGGTGGGCAGCCTTCCGGTATCCTAACGGTGGATGCGGATCTAAGCGGCAATGTCCGCGATCCCAAAACCGGGGAAATGACGGACAAAACCGTGAAAGACTACATGCGGGAAGAATGGGAACGAACCCAGGGGGGCGCGGAAAACGCCCACAGGATCGCCATTCTGGATCGTGGCTTAAAGTACCAGAGTCTTTCCATCTCTCAGAAGGACGCACTGTTCATTGAGCAGCAGGAGCAGACCGTTGCGGATATTTCTCGATATTTTGGCTATCCGCTCTACAAGCTCCAGGCGGGCAAACAGAGCTACAACTCCAATGAACAGCAGAATCTGGACTATGTGACCAGCTTGACCCCCAGAATTTTGCAGCGGGAACAGGAGCAGAGCTACAAGCTGTTGCCCCCTTCCCAGCAGGAGCAGGGCTGGTGCATCCGCACAAACATCATGGCGCTGCTGCGGGGCAATCCTGCGGCCAGAGCAAGTTACTACACCGCCATGCGGAATATCGGCGCCTATTCGGTAGACGATATCCGGGCGTTGGAAGACCTTCCGGGTGTGGAGGGCGGCGACGAATATGCGGCATCCCTCAATTACGTGCCGCTTAAGGACTGGGCGGCTCTGAGTGTCAAGCGAGCTAACGGTAGCGGACAAGCCCCGGCAGATATTGCAGACAAGCCGGACGAGGACACGGATCCGGAAATGCCTGACGAAAAGGAGGATACGAATAATGGTGATTAACTTATCCGGTGAGCTGATTCCGGACGATTGGGCAGAGCTGTACCGAGCCTGGGGCTACTCCGCCGGTTTCTTCTGTCCGTCGGATCTTCGGAAGGCTCTGGCGGAGCTGCCCGAAGGTGAGGAGCTGGTGCTGGAGATCAACAGCGTTGGCGGCAGCGTGGACGGGGGCGCGGAGATCTACTCCCTGATCCAGGCTTGCAACAATCCCACCAGAGCTGTGATCCAGAGCATGGCGGCTTCGGCGGCCAGCTACATGATCATGGCCTGCGACATCATCGACATCTGTCTGCCTGCCCAGATGATGATCCACTGCGCCTGGGGCGGCGGTGCTGGGAATCAGTATGAACACCAGCAGATGGCTCAGGCGCTGGGGGTCTGCGATGAGAGCATCTTGGCATGCTATGCCAAGCGGTGCCAGGGGAAGACAGACAAAGAAACTCTGCGTGCCATGATGGAGGCCGAGACCTTTATCGGGGCGCAGGACGCGGTAGCTTACGGTCTGGCGGACAATGTGATCGGCGGCGAAGCTTCAGAGGATCCTCAGATGATGGCTGCCAGCGTCTGTGGGAACCTGGTAAGAGCCATGCGGGTGCTTCCGGATATCTCCGTGCTCAAGGCCAAGCGGGATGCTGCTCAGGAAGCCCAGGCGCGGGCTGAACTGGAAACCGAAATCGGCCGTTTCCGGGATTTGGAACAGCCGAACGGGCTGTAATTTGTAATTTTTAATTTTTATTTTAGGAGGAATATCTATGCCTAGTATCAACACCAGCCGGCAGAAGCTCAATGAGCTGGTCGGCACGCGAGCAGGAATGCTCAAGGCAGCGCAGGATGCGCTGGACAAGGGAAACCAGCTGGAGTATAAGGCTCAGCTGGACAAGGCCAAGGCTCTGAACGGCCAGATCGACGAGCTGCAGGGGCTGGTAAAGGAGTTTGACCGGTACGACATCGCCCATGCTCCGCTCTACGGCAACGACCCCTACGACATGAAGGATATGGGTGAGCGCCTGCAGAACCACGAGCGGGTATCTTTCAATCCCATGGATGTGCTGAAGCAGATCAAGCGTCCACAGGACAGCCTGACCTTCGGCGGCACGCTGGTGCAGCCCACCGGTGGCGGCAGTGAGGTTCATGATGGCTTTAACGCTCAGGCATCCACGCTGATCAACCTGGTGCGGGCAGAAGACTTCAACGGAATGACTTCCTGGGAAGAGCCGTACCTTAAGAGTATCCAGGAGGCACAGGCGGGCAGCGTTACGGAAGTGGGCGGCACTGTCCGGACGGCCAGTGACCCCGTTTTCCGTAAGGCCAAGATCATGGCCACGGAAATGAGCGTCACCAGTTTTGTTGATAAAAACATTTCCCGTCTCTCTCCTGCCAACTACGCGGCCAAGGTGCAGCAGTATGCCATGACCGCGCTGCTGCGGAAGGGCAGCGACCGAATCATCAATGGTGATGGCAAGAGTTCTCCGGAGATGTTCGGCATTCAGAATGCCAAGAACACCGACGGCGAGGCCATCTTCCAGACTATGTCGGACGTGACGGCCATCAATGCGGACACCCTGCGGAATCTGGTCTTTGGCTACGGCGGTGACGAGGAGGTAGCGGCCAACGCCCGTCTGGTGCTGAACAAAAAGGCTCTGTACCAGTTTGGCCAGGTGAAGCTTAAGACCGGTGACAACCGGAAGCTTTATGAGATCACCCAGAGCGGTAACACCGGCACCATCAAGGAGGGCGGCCTGACCGTCAACTACACTCTGGCTTCCAAGTGCGGCGACACCAAGCTGCTGTATGGCGATCCCTCTATGTATCTGCTGGGTCTGTTCGGCCCCTATTCCATCCGGATTGACGAGAGCGTCAAGAGTGTGGAGCGCATGATCGCCATTCTGGGCGACGTGCTGATCGGCGGCAATCTGGTTGCAGATAAGTGCTGGACTGTGGCGACCCTGAGCACCGCGTCCGCTGGCGGCTCTGACGTCGGCGGCTAATATGCAGAGCGTTACCCGGAAGGATCTGCTGGGGTACTGTCGGATCGACGAAGACGATCCCCTGGCGGACACGGCGGTGAAAATCGCGGATAGCGTGGAAGATTACCTCCTGCGGCAAGATATCCCGGTACCGGGAACCGATGGCCGGGTTTCACTGTGCGTGATGGCCTGGACGCTGCATCAGGTGGATCACCCCGGCGAGGAAACCCCTAGGGGGGTTCGGGAGATGATCCATGACTTGAAATTCAATCAATAGGCTCGCGCGGCGTCGCCGAGCCTCATAGTGCGAGCCAGTGCTGGTGGAGCCAGGGCGGGAGATCGAGAACGATCTCTTGCCCCGGCTTTTGCTTTGCGGGCTGCACCAAATCAGCTTCCCTCCGGGGAAGCATATGAAAGGAGTTACTTATGGCAACACCGAAGAAAGGCACCGGATCGGGAACCAGTTTTGAGCTGTCCTCCGACAACGGAGCCACCTGGACGAAATTTATGAGCGTGACTAAGGTCACACCGCCGGAATACACGCGCAACACCGTGGATCTGACGGACAACAGCAGCTTTGACACCAACAATCAGATGAAGGAGTTTGGCACAGGCTTTATTGAGGGCGGCGACCTGAAGGTTGACGGCTTCGTCCATGTGGAGGACAAGGGTCTGGCCTTTGCCGAAACCTGTTTCTACAGCGGCGAAATTGTCAGTGCCAAGCTGGTTTCTCCCCCGTGGCTGAATAAAACTTTGATCTACCCGGGTGTAATTACAGGCCTGCAGCCCATCGGTGAACTGGATCCGGAGAACGGCATCCCTTACAGTATGACTATGAAAGTCACGGGCAAGCCCACCGTGGCCGCAACCAAAACGAACGAGGGAGGAGGAACCTAATTTATGCGCTGTTATGAAATTACGCTCAACGACGATACCCATATCCAGCTGCGGCTTACATCGGCAAAACTGGAATGGTATCTGAAGGAGACCCAGAGCGACCAGCAGAACCCCTTGCTGGGTGTGCTGGATGCTGTGGCCATCCTGGGCAATCGGATCAAGCTTCTGACCGCCGCCTTGCAGTGGCCGAAAAACACCAATACCGTCAAGGATGGGGCGGAACTGTTGGATCTGCTGCTGGATGACGGGATGGCGCCCAGTGAGATCAGCAATATGATCCTGAAGCTGGCATGCCAGGCCGGTCTCATGGAAGAGAACGAGCTGGAGAGCATGATGGCTGCCAACGCCGAGGGTACCGTCAAATTCCGGGACGCCCTCCGGGATTTTCTGGCCGGAAAGACCCCTGCGGCGGCTGAGACGGCTCCGCAGGATTCCGGCGGACAGAATGCAAACCCTACGGCGGCTCCCGAACAGCCCTGACAGAGCTGGTCTCCCGGGCTGTGGACTGCGGGGCCGACCCTCGGGAGGCCTGGGACTATACCCCCGGAGAGCTGCTGGAGCTGATCCGGGGGTACAAGGTTCGGGAGAAGGCCAAGGGGTACTTTGGCTATAATCTGGCGCAATGCATTGCCAGTATGATTCTGAGCAAGCGGCGGCCGGAACCCTGGCAGGCGTTCCCGGGAATGATCGAGTACGAAGCCATGACGGATGACCAGATTTGGGGCGCGTTGGACGCCTGGGCAGAAGGAGTTGACGACGAATGCGAGCCGGAGGGCTAGATCAGAAAATACAGCTGCTTGCCTTCCACGCAGGCAGCTCCAGCACCAACCAGCGAACAAAGGGAACCTGGGAGCCTGTAGGCGTTCCCATCTGGGCGGAAGTCAAATGCACCAAAACCCAGCTGTCGGAGCAGGACGGAGCCATGGCTTACGTCACGGCCTACCAGTTTTACATCCGGCGGCGCAGCGGGATTACCGGGAACATGCGGATCCGCTGGAAGGAGCGCACTTTCGAGCTGCTTGGGCCGCCCATCGACTGGAAGAATGAGAAAAACGGATTGACACTGATGGCGCGGGAGGTAACGTAGCCTTATGATGATCGCGGAAATCACCAATCAGGAGGCGCTGGAGTATATCCAGGCCAATCAGAAAAAGTTGGACGAGACGGTGGCGGCAGCGGTGCCGGAGGCTGTCAGCATTGCCAGACGGTATGCCCCCCGAAAAACCGGATTGCTGAGAAAAGGCATCATTGCCATGCCTGGGCTAGAGAAGCGCCGTTTTAAGGGCAAGGCTGTGGGCGAGGTCGTCATGGATCGAGGCCTGAACGGCGTTTTCCAGAAGCCCGGTAAGAAGGGGCATCACTATTACTACCCTGCATCCCAGGAATACGGTTTCAAGCACCGTGTCCGGGGCGGCGGCATAGGGCGCGTAGAAGGTAAGCACTTCATGCACGTGGCGTCTCGTGTGTATGAAAGGGCGTTTACTGCGAAGGTGGTGAACATGGTGGAAGATCTGTTTTCGGAACTGGGTTGAAACGAGGGCGAATCATGAGTAAGAAAACGCTGCGGTGCCACGCCAAAAGAAAATTTGCAACTTCATACGAAAAAGATCAGAAAAGCGAGTTGCGCTTTAAGCGTAAAACGGCTCGGGAAATCGTGAGAAGCCACCAAAATCTTTGCTGGCTGTTCGGTGGCACGGACGATGGGTGCCTACAGGCGGCCGTTGCCAGCAAAAAGTGAAAGGTAGAGGAAATATGGCCAAGAATGTTGACGAGTGGATTGTGTCCAAATTGGACACAATCGAACGGCTGCGGGATCACGTGTTTCCGACGGCTGCTCCGGCGGGAGATTTGAGCGGACCTTTTGCCATCTTCCGTCTGAGCAAGGAGGACGTGGCGCGGGATATTGACGGCAGTGCGGGAATACGAACGGCTGTATTCCGAATCGAATTTTTTGACAATGACAATGATGCCCTTTGCGCCCTGGTGGCCGAGGCTGAGGATGTCCTCTGCCAGGGAACTGGTGAGGACGCAGAGGGCATCTATGTATATTTCAGCCGGGCGGAACGCGGGGACGAGGATGATTGCGACCAGACGCTGGATATGCTGGTAAAAAATCTGACGGTGACGGTATCGTACTGGCGGGATTGACGGAACTGGAGGTGAGGCAATGCCTCGAAATTTAATTGTCCGCGTCGGCATCGACGCGTCGGGATACACTCGCGGCCTGAGTAAGCTCAAGCAGGATACCCGAACGGCCAGCGAGGCAATGGCCAAGGAGACTGCGGCCGTCGGCCTGAGCCAGAAAGTGGCAAAAGCCCGGCCAGGAACTACGGTGAATGATCGTGTGGGATCCATGCTGCAGGCTGGCGGGGCGAAGCTGATCACGGATGTAGATGTGAACAACATCGCTGAGGCTCGGCGTCAGATGGAGGATCTGGCGGCGGTTCAGACCAAGCTGGAAGCCAAGGGGGTTGCATCCCGGACGTCTACGGGCCCGGACGCAGAGAAATACTGGCAGGTCAAGGGAATGTACGAAGCCATTTCCGAGAGCATATGGCAGTATGACTCTGCTCTGCAGGCACAGGTTGCTGCCCAAAGGGCGGCGCAGGACACAGCCGTAGAGCAGGCTCAAGCGCAGGAGTCAGCTGCTGCCAGCCAGACCAGAGCTGCCCGTGGCATCCGAGACATGAGTCGGAGCGTCAGGAGCGCCCGTGGGCAGACGGATGCCTATTCACGTAGCCTTTCCTCCACGAGGAGGGCGGGAAGCTCGGCAGCAGATGGCATCAGCCGGGTGACTCGAGCTGCTCAGACTATGGCACGTAGCATCCGCAATATTGGAATTGTGAGTGTAAGTCTGCGGATCGCCGGGGCGGCATTTGGCCGGCTGCGAAGCATTGTGGGTGAGTATATCGGCAGCAACGAAGCACTGCAGGCTCAGGTCAATGGCCTGAAAATCAGCCTCGGGCAGGCGTTGGCACCAGCCATCAACATGGTGACCAACCTATTTTCCCAGCTGATGCCCTATGTCCTGGGGGTGGCAAATGCCATCGGATCGCTAATAGGGACTCTGTTTGGTGGTGCCTGGAATAAGGCGGCCGCAGGTGCCAATAAAACGGCGGCAGCCACGGGAAGTGCGGCCAAGGCACAGAAGGAACTCAACAATCAGTTGCTCGGCTTTGATCAGATCACCCGGCTGGACAGCAATGACAGCTCCTCCGGCGGCGGTGGCGGCGGCTCCGGCGTTGGAACTTCAACCATTGAAGCAAAAACGCCGGCATGGCTGGAGCGATTCAAGACGTCTTTTACTGATCTTTTCAACAGCGACGAATTCAAGGCAGCCAATATCGGCGGGAAAATCGGTATGGCGTTGCAGAACGGAATTGATTTCCTCGGTGATGGAATCATTCAGTTCGACTGGCGTAATGCAGGGAGAACGCTTCGGGAAAACCTGGAGTCTTTCCTGACTTCCGGCTGGATAGAATCGGCGTTCAGAACAGCCGGAAATGCGTTCGGCGGCATCGGCGACTTGCTCCTCGGCTTCCTGGAACCCGAGTTCGACGATCTTGCTTCTGGGTGGGAAGGTGCCGGTTTTGCGGATATCGGAGCCTATTTGGCGAAGATCACCGAACCGTTTTCTTTCTCCGGGCAAGCTTCTAGAACCATGAAATCCGTTATATCTCCGTTCTTTGAAGGCTTATCTGAATATTTCAGGGAGCATGGACACCAGAGCATCGCAGGATTTTTTCAGGGTGTTGCAGACGTTACAGCGGATATTCCTGGGGCCATCAGTACATATTTTGTGGATCCACTCATTAATGGGGTGAAAAATCTGCTGGGGCTCAATCCAAAGTCCTCGGTATTCTCCGGATTTGCCCAGAATTGCGTGGACGGGTTCACCGATAAGTTCTCCCAGCTGAAAGGTAGAATCACGGAGAAATTTACGGGAATCCACGATGCCGTTACAAAGACCGTGGGCAAAATCAAGAACGCCTTCAACTTCAAATGGCAGCTGCCCCAGCTGAAGCTCCCCCACATTAGGGTGGATTGGGTGGAGGCTGGCGGCTTGCTGAGCAAGTTCCTGGGCATCAGCAGCATTCCTCAGCTGAGCGTGCAGTGGTTCGCCAAGGGCGGCATTCTGGACGGGGCGCAGATCTTCGGCGGTGCCGGAGGGACACTTTTCGGCGGCGGCGAGGCTGGCCGGGAGGCGGTTCTCCCCCTCGATAGCAATACAGACTGGATGGATAAGATCGCCGACAAGGTGGTGGCCATGCTGATGGGCAGCGGAGACGTGAACCTCACGGTGCCGATCTACCTAGATGGGAAGTTGATCACCACGGAGGTCATCCGGCGGATAAGAAATCAGTCACGAGCCAGCGGGCAGCCGGCAGCGGGGTACTGATATGGCAGAACTACGTATGGCGACTACCGTAGGGCTGGCTAGATCTGTTGCGGTTGACCGCTGTCGCGTCAACGGCGTGGATTGCTGGTCACTTGCCAAGCCCGACGGCGTCTCCGTGGGACCGAACCCCACGGATGCCGAGACCAGCGGGCGCAGCAAAGGCGATGCGGGAATGCACCGTCAGATTGTAGCGGTCAAGGACAAAATCGTTATCAAATTCCGGAATCTGACGCCGGATGAGGCTCAGACGGTGTCGGCGGCGGTGTACCAGGAGTTCGTGACCGTTGACTACGTCTCCCCTCGGTACGGCGCACGGACCGGCTTACAGTTTTACGCTCAGGTCAACGCGCCCACGCTGACAACGCCCATGCGGATCAAGGGGCAGTGGGTGCCTTGGAGCTGGTCGGGGCTGGAACTGACGTTAGTGGAGAAGTGATATGCAGGAGACAAGCGCACTATATCGGCGGCTGCTTGCCGAAGGCGCGGGCGTAGAAAGGCGCCTCGCCATCGGCGAAAGCGGCGCGCTGATCACCAAGGCGGGGGACGCCATCACATTTGGCGGCGTGCGGATCCTCGTTGCCAGCTCCGGCGCGGATGGCGGGTACGACGAAAGCATTGTATCCGAGATCAGCACCCAGGGGCAGGTTTTTCCGGACGGTGGCCCCAGCATCGGCGGCACCCAGGCGGGAGAGATTGACGTGGACATGTTTGCACCGGCGGGAGAAATCCCCAGACAGGCGCGGCTCGCTCCCTACATAAGGCTTGCCAAGGACGGCGAATACAGTGAATGGCTCCCCCAGGGTGTCTACTTTGTGGACACTCGGGAGGACAAGGACCCGGCCGGATTACGGCGGCTGCGGCTCCACGGCTACGACGCCATGCTCCGGGCGGAACAGGACTACCCGTCAAGTCGGTTGTCCTGGCCGGCGCTGGACACGGCGGTGGTGCGGGAGATCGCCCAGGCCATGGATGTTGGCGTTGACAGCAGAGTCTGGCAAGTCCTGACAGCCGGGTACCGGATCCCGTACTCCACGGAGTACAGTTGCCGGGAGATCCTGGGCTACATCGGGGCGATGTACGCCGGAAACTGGATCATGAGCGACGCCGGAAATTTGCTGCTGGTACCTCTGGGCGGCTTGCCGAAGGAGACGCGGCTGCTTGTGGACAATACCCGAAGCACGATCACGTTTGGAGGTGTGCGGATCCTTGTTTGACAAAACATACGTTGGGCAGGCCGTCCTGGGGAGCTTTTCCGCGCCGACCGCTCTGAACAGCTGGAGTAAAGTTGTCATCAACGTGGATGACGATACCAGCTACGAAGCCGGCACTGACACCGGCCGGATGCTGACTGTTACCATTCCATACGGTACGCCGCAAATGGCCAGGGATATCCTGGCCAGGCTCCAGGGGCAGAGCTACCAGTCCTATGAAGCGTCCACCGCTTTGCTAGATCCGGCTGCAGAACTTGGGGACGCAGTTGAGGTGCGGGGCGTCTTCGGTGGCATTTATAAGCGGGACAGGAAGCTGGACAAACTCTACAGCGCGGATATTGCCGCACCGGGGGATGAAGAGATTGACCATGAATACCCCTACCAATCCTCACAGGCTCGGCAGATCGTCCGGGAGCGGAAGCAGACCAAGGCCAGCCTTCAGGTATTATCTGATAACATTTCCGCCGAAGTCTCTGCCCGTATCGAGCAGGGGAACGAACTCACCTCGCGGCTGGACATTCAGAGCGGCCAGATCTCCGCGCGGGTTACCAAAACCGGCGGTGACAGTTCGTCCTTCGGCTGGGAGCTGCTTAATGATTCCTGGACGGTCAAGGCCAACAATACCACGGTGTTCAAAGTCACCAAATCCGGCGCAGAAGTTCGGGGGAAGATCACCGCCTTAAGCGGCAAAATCGGCGGTTTTGATATCCAATCCGACTACCTCAGCTATAACAATCAGACCTGGAACGGTACCAACAGCCGGGGTATTTACATTGGTGTCAACGGTATTCAGTGCGGTTCAGAGGCCAGCGGCGTGCAGATTACGCCGAACGGCAAGCTGTACGCTGAGGATGGCTATTTCCGGGGAAGCGTCAGCGCTGACAAAATTCAGTATGGGTATAATTCAGACGGCGAATATAATGGCTATTTCAACGGCGAGGGGCTGGAATCTCGCAGTGTCTCCGGCCTTGAGATTGCGACCAGCACTGTAAGCACGATTAACACCGATGGAGGCATCAACACCAGCTTAGCCTATGCCGAATTCTCCAACGATGTATTTAACGGCGACGACACCGCGACATGGGTGCTAACTGATTTTTTGCAAATTAGCGGCCATCAGATAGCGTTCGGAAGTATTAACGGGACCAACGTCCTCACGTGGCATTAACGGAAAGGATAAGTATATGGACAAACTTAAGACAGCATCCGGTAAGGAATTCGATTGCGATTCCTTCAATTTCGCACCAACTTTAAATCGGGCCTACATCCGCGTTTCGCACTTATCGCTTGTCACAGCGGCAGAGGTCTTTTCAAATCCCGCTGAAACAGTGCAGTTGTGGTATGGGGATCAGTATCTATCTCAATACACTACGTTGCTGTCTATCAAGCCTGAAGGCAACGCAATTCGGATTGCCTTAAGAAAGGAGTAAAAATGAACCCTGTAATGAAACTTAGGGCAGTCCTGAACACTCTTGAGGGCGTTCAGGTCGCAGGACGGGAGAACTGGGACAGGATGCTGGGCAGTATGCAGGCCATTGAAGAAGTGGTGCAGGCGCTGTCTGCGCATCCTGCGCCCGAAAAAGAGACTGAACAGGAGGAAGCAGATGGCAGATAAAGCAATATCCGAGCTGATTGCAGCGGAACAGATAAAAGCTTCTGACCTTTTCGTCCTGGAACAGGACAGCGCGGCAAAGAAGCTGACTGGACAAATTCTGCTGAACTGGCTGACCGCCGCCGCTGACGGCCATGGCGGTATCAGCAGCATCGTGAAGCAGTCCACAAGCGGCATTACGGATACATACCGAATCACCATGGCGGACACCACGACCTTTGACTTCACCGTAAAAAACGGGCGGGGCATTTCAACCATTGCCAAAGTCTCCGTCAGCGGGCTGGTAGACACGTACCGTATTACCTATAACGATAATACCACCAGCACGTTTACCGTCACGAACGGCGCAAAGGGCGATAAGGGCGACAACGCATACGTCTGGATTCGGTACGCGGCGCAGAAGCCCACGGCAGCTTCTCATAGCTTCGGTGTTCTCCCTGACAATTGGATGGGCGTATACAGCGGCAATTCCGCAACTGCTCCAACGGATTGGACGCAGTACCAGTGGTTTGAGATCAAGGGCGAAAAGGGCGACATCGGGAACCCAGCGCTGTTGACCAGCCAGTCCGTAACATATCAAGCCAGCACATCCGGGAATGTTATACCGTCCGGAAACTGGCAAGGCAGCATTCCCACGGTAGCACAGGGCGCTTACCTGTGGACGCGAGTTGCAATGACGTTCAATTCCGGAACCCCGATTTATGCCTACTCCGTCTCCCGCATGGGCTTGGATGGCACCGGTGCTGTATCCAAAGTGTGCGGCAAAGAACCTAACTCCAATGGCAACGTTGAGCTAGGAGCTGAAAATGTTGGGGCGTTGCCTAGTGTTGGCGGTTTAATGACTGGAAATATTGTCATGAACTCCCACCAAATCAAAGTATTAGGTGCTCCCACGGACAGCGCTGATGCTGCAACCAAGGGGTACGTAGATACGGCGTTAAGTAATGCCAAAACGATTGCAAAGACTGCAACGTTAACTGCTGCCGGTTGGTCTGCCAGCGCCCCGTATACCCAGTCTGTTACGGTCTCCGGTCTGACGGATGCAAAGCGTGCGATGGCTTATCCAGTGTACGGGAGTAACACGGCAACCAATCTTGCGCTGAAAGAGGCGTGCGGTATGGTGAGCTTCGCTTCCCGGTCGGGCAGCGTGCTGACGTTTACCTGTCTTGAGGACAAGCCCACGGTGAATATTCCGATTACGGTGGAGGTGTACGTATGAGCATTGCAGTGCCTTTATATGGATTTGGTGCCAGCGGCGGAAGCCCCAACAAATCGACAATAATTGTGACCGCCCCTACAGGCTCCACTGTAACCTGCAAGATGGGGTCTACCACGAAGACGGCCGCTGAGAAAAATGGCGTCTGGACATTCGGCGGGCTTGACCTGGGTACGTGGACGATTACATCCACGAAGGGCGGAGACAGCGCAACTCAGGATGTTGCCATTACCCGTCTGACCGTAGAGTACGTCACAATCGTATATCGAATTACCCCTGAATTTACCTACACTGGAGATTATGAGGTTGTCGATGACAGCGATAATCCTATTTCGGATTTCGCAAGTTGGAAGAACAACTGGAAGATTAGATTTTTAACCTCGGGTACCTTCACAGTTACCAAGTTAAATGGTTGGGATGGCCGATTAGACGTCTTCCTCGTTGGTGGAGGAGGAGCTGGCGGCAAAGGTCAAAACAACTCAGATACAGGCGGATATTGGTCAGGTGCAGGTGGCGGAAGTGGATTTACTACAACTGAATCGGTTATTATTAAAGCTGGTGTAGATTATAGCATATCTGTTCCCTCCGCTGGTGGAGATGCACAAGCTTTTGATAAAACTGCGCTTCATGGAAATAATGGCACGAGTGAGAGTGGTGGTAATGGCGGATCAGGGGGAGGAAAAGCCGGGTTTGGCGGCGGCGGTAAAGGCGGTACTGGTGGTGTAGATGGGAGCGATGGCGGGGGACCTGGTGGCACTGGCCAAGGCACTACTACACGAGAATTTGGTGAATCTGCTGGAAAATTATATGCCACAGGTGGAGATGGTGCAAGCGGTTATAGTAAAGCCCCGGCAAATCAGGTTTCCAATAGCGGAAATGGTGGTGGCGGTGGTGGTTTTAACACAAATGGTAGTGCTGGTAGCTCAGGTATCGTCATCATCCGTAATGCAAGGGGGGCTGCGTAATGGCAAAGACAATGGCACTTATTGAAAACGGCGCAGTTACCAATGTTCTGTGGTGTTCCGATTCTGAACCGGAAACGGATACCATCATCAACCCCGCAGACCGTCCCGTGGCTATCGGCGATACCTACAGCAATGGTAAATTCTATCGGGACGGGGTGGAAATCCTCACCCCGCTGGAAGAAGCGCTGAAAACGAACGCCGAATACGAAGCCGCATTATCCGAGATTGAGGAGGCGCTGGGCGTATGACCATAGAAGAACGCAAAAACGCTATTTTGGCAAAAATAGCCGAAATGAAAGCCGAAGGTGCCGACATGCAGGAAGCATTGAACCTTTTGGAGGTGAAGCCGGATGAAGACATGGAGTAACGGCGCCAAAAAGCGGCTGGTGGAAATCCGCGCCGCCGAGGACGGGGAGCAGGATATGCGTGCCATTGCCGCAAGTATCGCAAAGCTGCCCCCCGGTCAGCTCAAGAAAATCCTCACTGACGACATCATTGCCATTCTGGCGAAATACGGGGTGATGCTCGGATGACGATCAAGCAAAAGCAATGCTTGCTGCTGTACCTTGGGTACTATGCGGGGGAAATCGACGGCATTTGGGGCAATAACTCCCGCTGCGCCACCGAGGCATTCCAGCGTAATTACGGGCTTACGGTGGATGGGATATTCGGCATCGGGACGGAGGCGCGTATCCGGGAGGTCATTACTTCCGGAGAGCTGCCCCAGCAGTCCCAAGGCACCCCGGAGACGGGTGGCGGTGCGGACTGGTGGAAGGATATCCGGTATTTCAAGCGTGCGGAATTCCGGTGCCCCTGTGGCCGTTGTGGTGGGTTCCCGGTGGAACCACAGGAATCCATGGTACGTACCGTGGACGAAATCCGGCATCGGCTGGGTGTGCCGGTTTCCATTGTGGATGGCGGCGGTTCCGGCGTTCGGTGTGCGGCGCACAATGCGGAGGTCGGCGGTGTGGCCAATTCTCAGCATCTGTATGGGCTGGCGGCCGATCTGCACAGTGCCGCAAGTCCGGCGGAGATGAAGGCCGTAGCGGAGGAAGTCCTTGGGCATACCGGCGGAATCGGGCTTTATGGCTGGGGCATTCATGTAGACACCCGCCCCGGCTATGCCCGGTGGAACGGCTGAGAAAGGAGTACCCCAATGGATTTAGAACATGAGCAGCGATTGACCGCCGTGGAAGAGCGGGCGAAATCCAACAGCCACCGGCTGGATAAGGTGGAAGCATCCACCGAGGCCATAACCCGGCTTGCGACCTCCATGGAAGTTATGGCCAACAAGCAAGAACAGGTCGCGGATACCGTTGACAGGCTGGACGGCAAGGTCACGGCGCTGGAAGGAAAACCCGGAAAGCGCTGGGACAATCTTGTGGAAAAGCTGATTTGGGCGGTCGTGGCCGCAGTTGCAGGCTTTTTCCTGGCTCAAATCGGGCTGGGTTGAGCGATATATTTTGTATCTTGGAGGTACACCATGAATGAAAAAGATTTTGTAAATCTGTGCAAAAAGGCCGTCGCTGAATACTCCAATGAGCATTTGGACAAAAGCGACGGCAAGAAGATCACCGAGGACGATGTTTTTATCGTCTGGATGTGCAAGACCTTGCAGAATAGCAAGGCGCTTGCGAGCACCACCCTCTTTGACGGTATGTACTACGAACTTACCTTCAACGGGGACAAGAAGGAACTCTATTTCGACGCCTACAAAAAGTGGGAAAATAAGGCCATTTCTATTGGCTGAGTAATTCAAGGAGGAACATACAATGTTTGAATATTTCATTTATCACTACGGAACGCAGATCATTGCGGCCATTCTGTGCGCGATCTTCGGCTGCCTGGGCTATGCCATCAAAAAGCTGGCCGTGAAATACATCAACGACGACACCAAGCGCGCGATCGCCCGCGTGGCGGTGCAGTTCGTGGAGCAGGTATGGAATACCCTCCACGGCGCGGACAAGCTGGCAAAGGCGCTGGAAACCGCTGAGGCTCTGCTGAAGAGAAAGGGTATTGATTTTGACGCCGAAGAAATGCAGATTCTGATTGAGGCGGCTGTAGCAGAATTTAATGAGGCATTTAAGAAGCCCCTGACCGCGGAATCCACCGCCGACGCCGTGCGGCGGGTAGAAGCGGCGACTGAATAATATGGAACATCCCCCGGCCTTCCAAAAAGGAAGGTCGGGGGATTCTTTACGCCTAGCAGGAAATGGAAGAAAAGAAAAACGGGACCGGTGCAGGCACCAGTCCCTGAAAAGGATTAACGCATCCTTTTGTGCTACAGGCACATTATACACATGTTTCAGCCATTTTGTCAACAATTTTTTTAACGAATTCGTAGTTGGAACGCAGAACAGCATTGTCAGTAAAATAATCCTTGTGTAGAACAAAACGTTTGTCCAGTAAATCCTTCAGCTTTTGAATTTTATGCTTTTTTATTCCAGAACTTGTCACAACTGAATTGAAGCAGCAAAGCATTACAACAAAATCGTGTACAGACCGGTTCCCCATTTTCTTGGTCCTGCTTTTGGCGGAAATTCCATCAATAGTCGCGACAAATGAATTAGCCATTCTGTTTTGTGTAAAATGACTACCGGAATGATCAGCTAGGTTGTTTATGAGACAATTATTATGGGCGGCGGCATTTCGAAGAAACTTTACAATCCTTAAAGTACCTACATGGATAGATTTGGAAGGATATTTGCGATAATAGGTATCACAGAAATTTATCAAGTCACCGAATGAAAGCACTTCGACAAAAGCCCATATAGGAAAGCGATCTTTATATTTTTCAATCAGATCTTCACAATAGGAATCTTTTGACTTTCTTTGTATTCCCTCTGATACTTCTGGATGGCAAAAAAGAAATTCCTCAACGATCGCGTATCCGTCTTCGTCCTTATTGTCCGAAATGTTTTTGAGAAGGTGAACTTTGAGAAAATGCTCAATATCGAGCGAGAAATTTAGAACTATTTCACGCAGATACATATCCAGCGTGGACAACTCTTGGAGATACGCAAAATCCACATTAAAATACTTCCCTGCATTTTCACCTTGAGAGAATTTTGAATAATTTTTGCAGAATGCTTTTAACTTAAAATAATAATTGTTTTCTGAAAGAAATGCGGCGGCTTGCTGCTCACTGACTATATTGAATTTTATTCCTTTGACGTCTCGCATATAAGTGACTTGAGCCTCTATCGTTAACTTAGGCCGCGCTTTATTGTGAATAGTGTCATTCGAATCGTTGACGATTTTGGCCAGCCAGAATTTGTCTTCCATCGATAGTTCTCCCCAATTTCGCTATTTTCTACAGTCTACTATATGCGTTACACAAATTCAATCGACAATGTAAACAAATTTTGATGAACTCTTCGACACCCACACCTTCGCCACCCTGCTGCACAGGCGGCTACCCTTTCAAGACAAAACAACCCGGCTCAGGGCCAGCCAAGGTCAGATTGGCAGCCTTCTAACGCTGAAATGCTCAACTTGTTCTTGCAATTCGCGAACAATAAAATTTGGAGATAAAAAACATGTTTGAGTATTTTATCTACACCTACGGCGTTCAGATCATGGGCGCTATCCTGTGCGCAATCTTCGGCTTGCCTGGGCTATGCTATGAAGCAGCTTGCAGCCAGATCCCTGACCGATGAATCCAAACGCGCCGTTGCCTGTGTGGCTGTGCAGGCCGTGGAGCAGGTATGGACCACGATCCACGGCACGGACAAGCTGAATAAGGCTCTGGAAACCGCTGAGGCGCTGCTTAAGAAGAAGGGCATTGACTTTGATGCGGACGAAATGGAAATCTTGATCGAGGCGGCTGTGGCTGAATTTAACAAGACGTTCAAGTCTACGCCCCTGACTGAAGAATCCACCGCCGACGCCGTGCGCCGGGTGGAAATGGAATAA